CGTATCACGCGAGATTGCTCGTTTCAAGACCATCGTTACTGGTCAAGCCTATGCACCTAACGGTACAGTGGTTGCTGACTACTACTCGGACTTCTCGTTGACACGTAATTCCGTGGATTTTGTGTTCAACACCGCAACAACAGACATCATGGACAAGTGCGAAGAAATCATCGCCGGTTTCCAAACCTCCGCAACTGACGGTGTGATTGTCACTGGTGTTACAGCTTACTGTAGCAAGGCGTTCTTCACTAAGTTGTTGGCACACGCTAAAGTTCAATCAGCCTACACGTATTACATGGCGACCGAAGGTCAAAGTGTTTTGCGTAACCGTGCTGGTGGTGCAGGTCTGTACCGTAAGTTCTCCTTCGGTGGTATTGATTTCGTTGAAGTCAAAACCGTCTTGGCAGGTCAAGCACTCGTCCCCGCAGGTGATGCGTATTTTGTAGCTAACGGTGCAGACGATGCGTTTGTTACTTACTACTCTCCTCCAGAGCGTTTCGATATGGTCAACACCGTGGCAATGCCTGAATATTTCTGGCAGTTCCGCGACCCACGTGGTACAGAAATCACCATCGAAGCGGAAACCAATATGCTTAACGTATTGCGCCGTCCTAACTTCGTTGCGCGTGGTTTTAGCGCGTAACTAATTGAGTTAGTTTGATTGCCCTCGAAAGAGGGCTTTCTCTAAAAGTATTTAAATAGATATTTTTAGAGAAGTTGTAATTTGTAATAAAATGTGTTACAATATAGTTTCACTTGCAGCCTGATTGCAGTCAGGGCATACCAAGGTAAACGATGCCTGCAAGCATCTTCTGTGCTCTTTCACAGATAGCCTTGACCCTATAAGTTATCAAAGAGGATAAGAAAATGATTAAGAAAAGAATTGTTAAACCCACAGGGATACTAACGGCTGAATCTGCACTGAAAAATGCAGGGCATGATGTGACTGTAGACTGGAACAACTGCTTTGCAGAGAAATTAAACACAAGAGCACCTGTTACTTGTAACAAACACCTTACTACTGTTTCACGTAATGTATGCGACTTGAAGCAAGGAAAATATAAATGCGTCGATTGCGTTGAGGATACACGCGCCGAAAATGTAAATAAGAGTGGGTTTAGTCTAGTTCAGAAGGTATCCGACAAGAAACATATTGTATGTTGCAACACTTGTGGAGAGAACAAGGTGGTAGGTGTAACACAGTTGTACACGCACAAAGGAATATTTTGTGAATCTTGTTCAACAAATAAGTATAAGAAGATTTTAGAAGATAACAACTGTACTTATCTGTACCGATACAAGAGAGGTGCTTGTATAATCCTTGGCTATAAAGATCAGGGAGGAGTGGAGCGTGAAACCGCTTCGTCAGAACTAGCCCGACTGAAGTTTAAGCACAAGCAACAGTATGATACAGAAAAATACAAACAGTTGGTGGAAGACAAAGGCTTTGATTTTGTAGACAAAGCAGGTAAAGCCCGTGCAAGGGTTAAGTGCAGAGTAGACGGTGCAGAGAGAGACGTGTGCCTGAGTGTGATTAGAGAAGGAAAAATCTTATGTTACACTTGCAGGCATAAGAGAGTTGAAGCGGAATTATCTAAACGTGGTTGTACATTTGTAAAGTATGCGAAAGTTAAATACATTGGTAATAAAGCAATGTACGCCAATGCACAAGGGGAGTTTTTTACCGCCTCCGTGGTATCTATACAATCTGGAAAATTTGCCACGACAAACGAAGGACACTGGTTCGCCAGACACAGCACGTATCTTATTAAGTTAATACATAATGCCAATGTCTATTATAAGATAGGGACTGCAATCCACCCCGATACTCGTATGAGGCATTTGAAACTTCTCGGCGAAGCAGAGGTATTTACTCTTAAAGATTTTGATAATCGCCCACCAGCAGATAAACTAGAAAAAGAACTGCACAGGGAGTTTGAGCTTTTTAAACTCAATTCCCCTATAGCCGCTGGTTTTACAATGAGAACAATTAATCGTAAACGTACTGGTCACAGTGAAAAAGTCGCCGTGAAGGACGGTATCCACGAATGGTTCTCAGGTGAAGAAGTATTCCAAACCCTAGCAGCAAGATATAACTTAAAAGAAAAAATAAATGGCACTGACAGCAATACAAACCATTAGACTTTTGACTCAGGACAATGACATAGCTTTTCCGTTTGTAACAGACCCTGAGATAGAATACTTCTTAAATGTAAATGATAATAATATCTCAAGGACAACTCTTGCCGTTTGTAAGGTTATCCTCCTTCAACTAAGTTTAAGAAGTAATACAGAGACTGTTGATGTGTTCACCGTAACAGGTAAGTCTGCCGGTGAGTACAGGGCTTCATTGGAACTCTTCCTCAAATCTCCTCATCTTAATCCCGTATTCCAAGGTGTTACAGGTTACGCTGGTGGTATTAGCCATGCAGATATTGCAGCAAATACCGCCAACACTGATACCAACTTCATCACAACACCGTTAGACGGCACTGATGCAGTTCAAAATTCATTCAGTATCTAATCATGCCTAACGGATTCCTCCTTGCAAGCATTGATGCTGTGAACCGTAACGGTATTACAGCCAGTTATATAAAAGTTCAAACGGGTGTTTACAACGTAGAGACAGGTTCAGCAACAAACACTGAAACAACCTATACCGTTAAGACATATAAGAAACATATCAAAACCAGTCAGTATTCCTATCCGAATTTGATAGGTAAGAATGTAGGAATCTTCTACATTGCAAATTACTTACTTGGCTTTGTCCCTGCACCAAAAGACAAGATTCTTTACAACGGTGAAACCTACCTTGTTGAATCCTACGAGGATTGTGTAGCACATAGTCAATCAGTTCTATACAAGGTTCTCGCAACAAAGGCTTAATATGATTTCAGCAGATGTGGACGAATGCTCAAAGTCCTTGCAAGAATATCAAACTGAAGTAGAGAGAAAACTAAAGCACATGGTTGCGTCTTTTGCAAGAGAGATTGCAGAGACAGCTTCTGCGAAGACAGCCATCGGAGACGAGAACAAGTTCTTTGGTTTATACCTAGCACGACAAAAGGCTAGAGGTATTGAGCCAGAAGCAGGTTTCCACAAGGGAGCTTGGGTTTACACAGAGGGCGGCTTAACCTTCGACCCTAAAATCTACTCCACAGGCATGATGGCAAACGAAGTTGAATACCAAGCACAAAGTAGTTACAAGATTGGTGACACTTTTAGTATAGGTGCAGAGGGTACAGCCTATGAAATGCTTCAAGAGCGTGATGATATTGAAGGTGAAACTATCTCAGCAGTTATGACGGCTCACAGAACGGACTTAAAACAGTTTTACGATGAAGGTTAATACCAATGGCTATCGCAGAGAGTAAACGAGCCTTGGAGAGGCATTTGATGGCTTTAGTGCCATCACTACCAACAGCCTTTGAAGGTGTGAGTTTTGATGTACCCACTTCGATGTATCAACGCTGTCAGCTACGTATAGGTAAACCCACCGACCCAGTTTTGGGAACAGGTTATTACCGAGAGGTTATTCAATTTCAAGTCTTCATTCTCGGTGAGGCTAATAAGGGAACAACAGAGTCCATCCAACGTGCAGAGATTGTACGGGAGCAATTCAAAAAGGGAACAACCTTACTAGAGGGCGACTTTCGGATTCATATTCTGAGCACACCAACAGTAGGTTCAGTTTCACCAGTTGGGACTAGAACAATAACTCCAGTTTTGATTGATGTTGTGACCGAGGTTTATTCCTAATATTTATTTATAAACAGGCTAGGGGTTGCTCCCGAAAGAGAAGATTCATTACCTTCTTTCGCCTCGTTTTCTTATCAAGTAATGTTCTTTAATGGAGAAGATATGTTTCAGAATTTAGACTTTAATAGTAGATATGAAGTAGGTGCGTTCTTACGACCACTTGGTAAAGTTTACTACGTATATTTGTTAATGCATAACAACCAACCCTTCTATGTAGGTACATCCTCTAGTTGGAAAAGGGTTTATAACCATTTCTCAACTAACCCCAATAAGGTCAACTTCCTAGTAAAACGTAAGATACAAAGAATACAGGAAGATGGGGAAACAGTAGTCATACGTTTACTACGGCAGTTTGAATCACCTGAAGAAATGTATGCAGAAGAGATTAGATTGATTTCACTCTACGGTAAAAAGATTGACAGAGAAAACGGACTACTTACTAATCTATCAGATGGTGGTGAAGGTAGAGCAGGACTAGGTACTTCTGACAAACAGAAGGAAGCTGCACGGAAAGCAAATACTGGTAAAGCTAAGACAGACGAGACACGAAAGAAATTACCAGAGGCTATCTTGAAAGCTTATGAAAACAGGGACGGTTCGTTCAAGGGTAAGAAACACTCTGACGCAACCAGAGCGTTAATGTCCAAGAACCACTCAGGTGTCAATCACCCACAGTATGGTATGGGTGGTGAGACTCACTGGCTTCACGGTAAAAGTCGCTCACCTGAGACTGTTCTACGGATGAAAGAAGGACAAGCCAGGGTAGATATGACTTGTACAGAAAAAAGAAAACAACAGCTAAAAGATTACTGGTTATCTCAACCACTTCTAGTTTGCCCTCATTGCAGTAAAGAATCTACATTCAAACCTGCAATGGTTAGATTTCATTTTGATAATTGTAAATCAAAGAAATTGACGGTTGTTGAACCGTAACATCAACACATTTTGCAAAATGTAATTTTAATTAAATAAGGATATAACATGCCCATAGCACGTGGTACAGCTAAAACTATTAGCTACAAAAAAGAAACAACTTTCGGTGTCTTAGCAGGTGCTACCCTTGCTAAACAGCTTCGCCGTGTCACGGGTAGTTTCAATTTGACCAAGGAAACTTACGAGTCAAATGAGCAGAGAACAGACCGTCAGTTAGCTGACTATCGCCACGGTGTTCGTAGCGCAGACGGTTCATTGAACGGGGAACTCTCCCCTAACTCTTACAATGAGTTCATGCAAGCGATTATTGCTCGGGACTTCACAACCGGAGCAGTTGCAACAGGTTTGACAGTCACCATTGCAGCCTCTGGTTCGTTGTGGACAGTTACTCGTACAACAGGTTCGTGGATTACTGACTCTGTCCTAGTAGGTAAAGTTATCGCCTTGACTGGCGGTACATTGAACGTCCTGACCACTGGCAAGAATATCTTGGTTGTAGCAGCTACAGCTTTGGTACTGACAGTCAAGGTCTTGAATAACACTAACTTGTTTACCGACACTGCCGTAGCATCTGTTACAGCTACCGTTCGTGGTAAGGATACATTTATCCCTGCAAGTGGTCACACTGACCAGTCATTTACCGTAGAAGAGTGGTATTCTGACATTACACAATCTGAGGTGTTTACAGGTCTAAAAGTTGGTTCAATGAACACGCAGTTACCAGCTACAGGCTTGGCAACAGTGGACTTCTCTTTCCAAGGTAAAGACCTAGCACAGACAGGTACTTCGCAGTATTTCACTTCACCTGCTGCACAAGGTACTAACGGTATTTTTGCTGCTGTTCAAGGCGCAGTGATTGTCAATGGTCAACCAGTCGCATTGATTACTTCTGCTGACTTCACTGTTGAACGTGCTCTTGAAAATGCAATCGCAGTAGGTTCAAACTCAGCCGCTGAAATCTTCTCTGGTCGTATCAAAGCAATGGGTAACTTGAGCGTGTACTTCCAAGATGCAGTGTTCCGTGATTACTTTAAAGATGAAACTGTTGTGTCCTTGGTATTTGCAATCACTACATCTGACGCAGCTAATGCAGATTTTGTGAGTTATGTTTTGCCAAAGGTGAAATTAGGTTCGTTCACGAAGGATGACCAAGAGCTTGGTTTAGTTGCTTCGACAAGCTTCCAAGCGTTGCTCAACGATGTTACTACAGCGGGTCTCCCTGCTACTACCTTAGCGATTCAAGATAGTACCCTGTAATACTAACTTAGTAATCTAAACAACCCCCTCTAGGTTAACACCTTCAGGGGGTTTTTCATTACCACAAGATAACCCTCTACAGGATATTTCCCTTGACTTTCCTGTAACAGTATGTTACAATAGTAATATATGCTAAGCGATAAAACATTGCTTGTATGTAACATATTAACAACATAAAGGATTACGATGACATTTGATTTGAAAAAAGGCGACCCTGCTAAACTAGCTGAGAATGGTTATACATTTAAGATGGTTACACCAGACGGTAATGTACAAGAAGCTAAACTAACTGTCCGTGGTGCTCATAGTACAAAGGTTCGAGATTTTCAACGCTCTGTCCAGAACCAATGGCAACAACGAGACGCTGCTGCTAAACGCCGTGGTAAAGAAAAAGCTGATGAACTCTCACCGGAGGAATACGATGATCTAGGTGTCCGTTCCGCTTGTGCGCGTTTGATTGGATGGGAAGGTTTCACTGAAGACGGTAAAGAGGTTCTTTATTCAGAGTCTGAAGCTGTGCGCTTGATGACAGACTACCCGTTCTTGCGGGAGCAAGTCGTGAAGGAGTCGGAAGATTCCGTAAACTTTCGATCAAAATGACATAAATCAGACGGTGGACTTTTGCAAACAAGAGTTCACTAATTCAATATCAGGTTCAAGTGGCTCTAGCATACGGGAGCAACTGAACAGCGTCTGGAAGCAGACTGGGGTTAAACCTAAAGAGTTAGAAGACCTTTTAGAGATACCCCGTTCTTGCTATGAGTGCTGGAGTTGGTTCTTGGAGCTAAACGAATCAAGGTCAAGTAATGGTTTCGGAATGAATCCCCTTAGTTACTCCGATATAGATGCCTTCTTTAGATTGAAACAAGTTCTCCCTGAGCTATGGGAGATTGATTTACTAAGAAGATTAGATAGAGAAGTGCTCTCTGCATATGCTAAGAAGCAAAAAGCCGATAGCGCAAAAAAGAAATAATATGCAGCCATTATACAGATACTCAGGTATTGTCACCAAAGTTATCGACGGTGATACCCTTGATATTACCATTGACCTAGGGTTCAATATCTACACCAAAGAACGCTTTAGATTGTTCGGTATAGATACTCCAGAGAAGACCTCCAAGATACCAGAGATAAGGGCAATAGCAAATCAAGCTACTGCCTTTGTAAAGGAAACAATAGAAGGTAAAGAGGTCACTATTGAATCCGTTGAGAAAGATAAATACGGACGATGGTTAGCAAAGGTTTATATTGACTCTGAGCAACCTACTTTAAATGAACAACTAATTGCACTTGGTTTAGCTAAAGTCTACTTTGGTGATTCTAAAGCTAATATTGGTTGGGGTTAATCATTCAATAATTGCCTCTACGAAGGGGCTTTTATTTTTTAGCATTGTTAAGTGCTCAGAAATAAGATAAGAAATAATAAGGTAACTACCGATGAGCTACGAGTTAAGCGAATTAAAGTTCAATGTCAACACGGAGAAATTAGCCGAAGCCGTGAAGATGGTAAAGGACTTAGCTGCAGCAGTTAAGGGCTTGGAGAAACCACTAGAGGGTATGGGTACTGCTGCGTCTGCTGCTGGTGCTGCTGTTGAAAAAGGGACGGAAAAAGTGCCCAAGCTGCTAAAGCACAGACTAAGCAAGTCGGTGAAATGTCTCAAGCCGTCAGGTTGTTCTACAAAGAACAAGGGCGATTAGCTAAGGAAGACCAGAAGCGCAAAGACCAAATGTTCGAGGCTGGCGACAGTATGAACAACGAAGCTGTCAAGGCTTACGGTAAGTACATGGAAAATCAGTATCAGGTGCAGAAGAAGGCTACCGATGCAAGTATCAAAGAGATGGGGCGTGAAACCAAAGCCCTTCAGGACAAGGTAAAAACTCAACAATCCATCCTAGAGCAACAGCAGTCTGAAGCACGTCACATGGCTAGGGGTGCGTCTCGTGGTGAAGCTACTGTTTTGGCAAGAGCTGAGGCTAGAGGGCAAGGCGCAGACATCCCAGATATTATCTCGACACAACAAACCAAAAGAAGTTTCTCAGGTGGTGACAGCTTCGATAAGACTATCTCTGGTCTACGTCAGATAGAACAAGAGCGTGGTCAAGCTCGTGAAGGCTACCGTCAGATGATAGCCTACCAGAAGGAGTTCAATAAACTCCAACTTGAAGGTAACGGAAAAGAAACTTCACTGATAGCACTAAACAGAAAAGAGACTGATAATCTCTACAGGGATAAACTACGTCTGCTGGAAGTGTACAAGCAAACTAAGAACGCCTCATTGGATTTCAATGACCCTGATTTTGTTACTAAAGTTAAGGCACAAGCTAACGCGATGAGTGACCTGAAGACTTCACTCCGTGGAGCAGAAGAAGGCTACAAGCAAGTAGTACAACAAAAACGCCCTTTAGAGAACATCCGTACAGTTGATAGTACCAAGCGCAGAAACGAACTGAACTACATGGCTCGTGCTACGTCTGTTCAGTTAGGCGATATTGGTGTGTCTCTTGCTGGTGGACAAAACCCCTTGACTGTATTCTTACAGCAGGGCGATCAGTTACGCGCAATCCTTGGTGGTGTCGGTAAAGACACACAAGCTATGCAGCAAGTTATGAGTGGTGCGTTCACTCAAATCATCACAGGTTTTGTCACTGTTGGACAAGCGATGACTGCTTTAGTTGGCGGTGCATTCAAAGCCACAGGTGACGCAATTGTAGGGTTCACAATGAAGTGGACAGGCTTCAACGCTGGACTTGATTTAGTGCGCCTAGGGTTTGAAAAATTAGATTACAACCTTGGCACAAACTTCGTGAAGAAGTTCGATGCAATGGGTTCATCAATGGGTGGACTCGGAACAATTATCCGTGGACTCGCTGCTGTTATTGCTGGTACTCTTGTTGTAGGACTACTTGGCTTGGCATTCGCCTACAAAGAAATTATCCAAGTATCACAAGACCTCTCAGTAGCCTTAGCTACATCAGGTGGTGCTTTAAACATCAATAAAAAAGAAGCACTAGCTATGTCAGCAGCACTAGCTAGTACGTCAGGCACGTCTATGCAGGTTGCAGGCGTTATCACTGAGATAGCTAAAGCAGGAAACCTAGGGCAAGAGTCTATTGTAGGTATCACTAAGGCTTCCCTTGATTTAGAGAAGTACGGTGGTATTGCTGTTAAGGATACAGTAGCTCAGTACTCCAAACTAGCCGATGACCCTGTGAAGGCACTGGCAGAACTCGCCTTGAAAACTGGCGATGTAACTGTTGGGACACTTGAGCACATCGACTCTCTTGTGAAGCAAGGTAACGGTGTACAAGCTGTTACTGAAGCTATTGCTGAGATGAACCGTGTCAACGCTCTTGCAGCTCAAAAAATGAAGGACGATATGAGTCCTTTGGAGAAGCTTTGGTCAGATATGAAGGGGCAGTTAACTTTACTGAAAGACGAGTTTTATTCTGTTGCTAAATCAGAGGGTTCAATTGATATTCTAACCCTTGCTTGGAGGGGTCTAGCAAGTGCTATCGCCGTCGCCTATGCTGGCGCAAAAATGTTCGGTGTTTTGGCAAACCCTTTCAAGGGGTCAGATGAAGCACGTAAAGAAGGGCTAGTTGTACTGAAGGATTTACAAGAAACTGGTCGAGGTATATTTAATATGCCTACTGCAAAAAAGAAAGACACAGGGACAGAAGAGGCTATCAAAGTAGAAAAGCAATACACCAATGTAATGCAGGGGGGTTTCATTGTCCGTAAAGAACTCTATGGCGCAGAGGCTGAGAATCAACGCAAGAGTGTGCAGGACTTTATCGCTGTTAACAAGGACAAAGAAAAGTACATGACTGTCGCTAACATGAGCACAGTTGAAAGAACTAAGAAGAAAAATGAAGAGTTAGCAAGAGTAGATAAGAACTTTAAAGAACGTGCTAAAGCTCAGGGTGTTGACCTCGTAGAACTCGAACAAAATAAGCAAGCAGTATTTGCGGCTATCGAGGAACAATTCAAGCCTAAGAAAGAAGCAAAAGCTAAGAAGTCCGACGAGCAGAAGGAGATGGAAGCTGCTAAGAAGTTCATGGACGATATGCTGGACAAGTCCAGTGGTAAGTTAACTACTTACACAGAAGATATTGCAAAACTGAACAAGGCTAAAGCCTCTGGTGCTTACACAGAAGAACAAGCTGCTAAAGCTATGGCAGCTTACATGGCAAAGCAACCAGAAGCCATTGAGTTAGCTAGAAAACAAAAAGAAATAACAAAGCAAAACCAAGATGCTTTCACTGACTTAATCAAAGAAATCCTTGACGCAGAGAAAGCAATCAGTAAGTTGAACAAATCTTATGCTGACAAAGCCTCTGATGGAGGTTTCAACAACGAAGAACGTGCTAAAGAGATTGCCTTCCAAGAGAAATTGCTAGGGTTAGGTGAACAACAAAAGCGAGAGATGACTCTTGTTTTTGAGGAAGAGTCACGTATTCGCAAAATCAACCGTCAAGAGATTAAAGACCTTGAGACTGCCCAACTTGCCTACAATGAAGCAGTGCTTAAATCACCCACAAGTAGAGCCAAAGCTGACGTAGACTTGCAAAGCGCACAGAAGGGGATAAGTAGTGTTGCTGAGGGGGAACGTGAGAACGTAAGGGCAGCGACTAATGTAGAAGTTAGAAGAATCCAACTAGAGATTACAGGCTTAGATAAAATCTCAGAAACATTCTCTGGTCTTGGGGCTATTGTTGGTAACTTCGGTAGTATGGCTCAAACCAATGTAGACAACATCACTGCCAGTATTGGCAGAATGGGTGACAGCTATAAAGGGCAGTTCAGCGGTATGTTGAAAGATGCTCAGGCTTCAGCGGCAGGGTACGGAAGATTGCAGAAATCTATTGGGGGTATCTCAAGTTCGATAAAGACTCTTTCAGATGCAGACAAGAAGTACGCAGCAGGTAGCAGAGAGCACACACAAGCACAAGTCGGAGGCTATGCTGAGATGGCTGGTGCAGCAGCAGAATACTTCGAGAAAGGTTCTACTGGTTATGACGTACTGAAAGCTGCTGAACAAGGTTTTAGAGCTTTTGAGTTAGCGATGTCAGTGCAGGCGATGGCTCAGAAATGGGTAGCAGCAGCGGCTAGTAATGCAGCAGATGCCAGTACCATACCTGTAAAATTAGCGTCAGGCGCAGCAGGGTTTTTTGCAACTATGGGGCCATTTGCATTCCCTGCTATTGCAGCCATGCTTGCGGTGATGGCTTCCTTTGGCTTCAGTGGTGGAGGGTCATCAGGTTCATTCGGTACTCTAGGCGCAGGTAACTCCATCGGTTCAGACGGTCGTTCATCTAAAGCGGGTGCAGGTGAAGACATGAACGCTGGTACAAACTACGATACTGCGACAGGTGCTTATACTAAGCAAAACAAACCGCAAAAAACTGAACAAGAGATGACGGACTTTGCTAACGCAGCAGCTATTGACGCAGCAGCTAATGCAGTTAGTAATCTCAAAGTTGAGGCTATGAAGTTGACTAAAGGTTCTGAGGAACTTGAGAAGAGCCTGATGAGGGCTAGGCTTGCTGCTAGTGGTGCAGGTATAGCGCAACATGAGTTAGCTACACAAGGTATGAACGAAGCTGAGTTAGCTAGTTACAACTACAACCAAGCGTTGAAGGCTCAACTTTCAGCCCAAATGGACATTGCCAACGGCACTGAGTTCACCTCTGAGAACATGGAGAAGTTAGCAGGAGAGTCCAGAAGTCTAGCGATTGAATTAGCAATGGCATCTGGGGATATTGCTGGTGCAAGAGCTATGCAGCGTCAGGATGATACAGCAGGTTATACCTCCGCTGAAGTTGCGGTTTATGACCACAATACATCTATGAGGGCCAATATTGAAGCTATGAATGCGGGTGCTTCAGCAGCTAGGGAAGCAGAACAAGCTGAACAAGACTTAGCTAACAAGCGTTATGAACTCTCAGGTAGATTAAATGTCCTTTTAGGTCGTCAGACACAGTTAGCTTTTGACAGAGCCACAGAGTTAGCAGGTACAACCGACGAAGCTTCTTTAGCTATGTTGGGTTTGATATATCAAATGGAAGACCTGAACTCTTCAGTAGATGCAGCTTACGCTGTAATGGAAAGAAGCTTCGCCTACACAGAAAAAGCTATCGCCGCTGAACGTAAGATAGCAGAGATGCGTTTGAAAGGCGCTACAGACCTCCAGAGCTTGTTAAAAGGCGCAGTTGATGCAACCACACCAGAAACAGCTAGAGTTGTTGCACAGGCGCAGTTAAAGGGTTTCTTAGCATTAGCTAGGTCTTCTGGTGCTTTAC